TGCAATTAGTTATCCTTCTCGCATTAAAACTCCGGAGCGCATTGCGCCATCCATGAAAACTACGAGGGGACTCGCCATCTAAGGCAAACTATATAATCGAAAGGTGTATACTTCTCGCGTATACTGCTATTTTACAATCTATGTATATATATGTATGAATATGTAAGTAAATGTACATGTGTGAATATGTATATATATATATAAATTTATATATTAAGATATAAGAACAATCGGTGTACAAACAAAACAGCTCAAACTGTAATCTTCATGCGCGCTACAACCAATTGTATAACCAGTTTCTGCTGGACTATTACAACTCAATTTATAGTACATGTCAAATTCGCTTCTCCCAGTTTGTCTACCTGGATTAAATCTATATCTACTATACCAAGGGATTATGATCTCAAATATACCAGTAAATGCATTGATATCTAATTCATAACCCATAGATAGATTGGGGACGGTAAGAGTGGTGGCTGTATTAAAATTTTCTGTCGCAGTCGTTTGGAAAACTTCAGTTGGCAATCTTTGGTAACTAAACACTAAATCAGAATTTGCGTGTCTAGTTAGTGGTACAATCGAATGTAAATAAGAACCTCTCTTACCTAAATAGGCTCTTTCCACCCAAGCAAATAAGCTCGTTATGGGTGTTACATCATAATTAACATCACTAATTGTTTCTTGTTTATCAGGTCCAGAACATATAACAATAGACGATCTACCTGCTAATTTCTTTCTATGTTTAGCGATGGCATGTGTTCTTTTAAGTACTGTTCTCCAACTAGCTATTTGTTCGCCAAAGAAAACTTTATTAGCTTCGCTATCCATAGTAGCACCACAATCCATAGTCATATTCTCTATGACACCAGCTCCTCCATTAGAATTTGCCTGTTCAATACCTTGTGGGCCAAATTCTGAGAAATAAGTCAAACCTCCACCATAGAAAGTACCTCCTAAAGGTGTCACAGTTAATGTATCACTAGTTATATTAGGAATATGTATCCACTTAGCAGTCGTGCTAGCCGGTGGTACAGTTCCAGGGTATGTACCGTTGTATGAAATACCGTTGATTACACACGGTGAGTAAATGACCATACTAACCATAGTTCCTAATTTAACACCTTGTAATTTGATAGTAAACGGAGCACCTCCAGAAACATTATATTGAAACAAACCATTGCTACCAGCTCTCGTTCCAACTATTTGTCGTACCTCATCACCTGATTTGAAAGTCTTAGTAAGACTAGAGGGGAGTTGATTAGTAATGCTCTTCACCCATAATCGTGATCCGACAGTATTAGTGGTTACTATAGATACTTTCTGCCAACCAGTTCCACCACCAGGCGTCTGGAATTGTACTATACCCGTCCCTCCAATATTATTAGCTGGGAAATTGATCGTGTTAGTAACTCCATTCACTGTGATAGAGAACGTACCAGCATTGGCTGATGGATTTTCAAGTTCTAATTCCTGTGTATTGCTAGTACCATTAGCATAATATAAGTATTCATAAGTAGCACTACCGTCTACTAACATGCGCTGTTCATATCCATTAAGCGATGGGTTGCCAGTTAATCTCCAATTATCATATCCAGCAGGATAAGATTCATATAACACACTACCTGCACTAGCTGTGCTCCTAGACACAGGATCATTAGGACTACCTGGATTAGGTGGTGTATAATATGGTGGTAACAAATCTGCTGGGACAACTGATCCATAGAATGCCTTGTTAACTGATCGCGTGATATCTAACTCACAGAATTCAGTATCACTATCTGGTTGACAATAAACATTAAATGATATGGTCGCCTCTTCTTCATTGGGACTAGATAACGAATTAATAACATAGACTGCTATGACACCGTTAAAGAAATCTGGAATCGAATTAGTGTATGCGTCTTTAGAAAAGTTCTTATCAGTGCTAGATAGAGGTGACGTCAAAAGATATGACGTATTTTGACCCCATCTAATGGTGATTTCTTCATCAGTTTCAGACGATACATCTATAATCCTACTATATGCAGTGTTATATATTGTACTCTTACCAGCAATATAGAGTGGATCCCACACTATTCTAATCCTGGCTCGATGCATTGGTGAACACACAGCTTGAAATCTATATTTCATAGACCCTCGCCAATATTTAAACGCAGAACCTACCCATGCGGAAGGTGTCATATGTACCTCATCATCGTATATATCGTAGTTGATAGGTGACACTCTCGAATTCCACAATATTGTACCATTACTTTGACTAGAATTCATATCGAACTGACATAAGAAACATTCTTTAGTTACTAAGTGACTAAATGCCATCTCATCAATACCATCAATTCCTACAACTCTGGGATCTACAGTTATTTCTTTGTGAGCATCTAATGCTAAATTCTTAGCAAACCTATTCGTATTAGTAGATGATAGCCAAGAGTGAAATCGTACCACTACACTATCCTTTGCTATTACCAACGGTCTAGAAAATCCTAATATATAATTTAACCCCATAGCTATTTTCATAGCCATCTCACTACCAGTTGCTAACGCATTTATATAAGAGCTTGCGTAACTCCTGACAGCAGATATCTTATTATGTACACGATCTAGTTTTTCTTCAACACCCTGTGGTTGTAATCCGGTCGGTAAGACAGTCGTGGGTGTAGAAAACTGTGATTCCGCTAACCATGCATAAGCTACCACATGCACTGGTTGCGTTCCATTATTAACGTGTCGTAAACTATTTAATGCGACAATGTTAATATTACCGAGTGTCCTATACTCACCCCCTGTGATATCTATACTATTTTTCTTATGTATAAACGGACACTCTAAGACCCCACCTTTACTAGTATTTGCATCTAGTAACACATGGGGCCTTTGGCTCCCTTCTATTACATCTTGAATAACACCTTGTCTACAAATGGTTAAATTGTCCACGTCTGGGAATGGTGTATACATAGCAATTAACTTGCCGTAATAGAAAATATTTGCTGATAAGGAAAACTCAACGTGCAGTTTCCCTCTAAAATTTTTAAAATGAGCCAATCTGTTCATAACCCTAGGATCCTCGAGAAATAAACTCCAAGGATCTAGCGTTACAAAAGGAGCTACTCCGAGCTCCCAGTAAAAATCCAAGATCTTAACAGGACGTCTAAGAAATCCATCTATTGATAGATTATCTGACGTTTCGTCACCTATTTGATCTATGCGATATGAGTATCCGCTCACATCGCCTGGTTGGTCGTGCTGAATCTGTACTATATCATGTGAGGCATCAGCACTTTGCTTCCCCACAGACAGGTTAACTTCTAAATCTTTGTTAGTCCTCCTTATATAGAATTGGCGCGTCCTCGGACTTATGACGCGCCATCTGTGTTGCTCTATAAGGTAGACTAAAGCCTCTAACGCATTTGAGCACTGCGTCATGGTAATCAGTTAGTCTAGATGTTTGTGTAATGGACGTGGTACACAGACTCCATACCGGTTTCCTCCGGGTTTCATCAATGTGTGTATAAGGGACTTCCACACATTCGGTTGACATTAGTATGCCTTCCAAAAAGTTTTTCCTACCTTCCTCTTCCCAATTTACGTCTTTGGATGGGTCAGGTCTATCACAATAGTACGCCTCATAAAAAATATCCCACCATTCATCATACGATCTATTGATTAAAGGAACACTATCTATAAGCATGCAATCTTCATCGTTCAATACTTTGCGTAAAATTTCTCTATTTTCTTCGAACACTTCTCTATCGTGGAACGCAAAGGAACGTAATGCGTTTGTAACGTTGTCACACCAGATATTAACTTCGTTCTCATCTGATTTCTTGTGACACTGTAAAGACCTCCAAATACTATCATGGTCGAGAGGTGCAACACAAATCTCTTTTCCTTTAAGCGTTTTATATCTGAATTTCCGCTTACATAGGACGAGATCTTCCATAGTGCTAAACTCGTCGGGCACGATACTTTTCTTCCCATCAGTGAATTTCATGTTATGACGTTCCCAGAAATGTTGCAGATATTGTTGGTTAAACCATCTTAACTTGGTGCCTATAGCTGAATCATCTCCCACATAACCCGCTCGTATATGTTTACAGAATGCGTCAATCGCTAATTCAATCTCCTTCTTTGAAGGTTTAAACCATTTATACTCACCTTCTATCCGCTTATATTCATGTTCATAGTATGCCACACGCATACCAATACCAATAAAAGCAGCATTCAAGAAAACAGTCAACAAGTTACCTGATGTTCACTGAATCTAAAGCGAAGATGGCTCCATTATAAAAGAACAGAGTGGTGGCCAAATCACGAGTGATAGTACGAACGGCAATTTGATCTTCTTCAGAATAACCTAATTTTTTGGCTATGGCTGTTATTAAATCTCCAACCTCTCTGATCATATAACCAGTGATATTCTGATCTAGCTTTGAGAAATCACCATCAAAAACTCCAACTGGCCTGCCATCATCGACATCTCGCCATGAAATGTAATCAGCGATTTGTTTCCATTCATCACCAAATATGTGAACATTTTGGTATTGCTCACTATCTAATGGTAAAGCGTTCATCACGTGTAGTATAGGGGCTAGTAGAACTTTTGATGCTAAAAATACTGACATTTGATATACGTTGAAAACTCTAATTTTCTTCTTACCACTAATCTCTATTTTGGTCACGGCTTGGTCTTTGAGAGCCGTCTTCACTGGAGACAGTGTTAGCTGACCCGATCTCCAACTATTTAGAACTCTATAAAAATCACGTTCCACATAGTCAGTCATAGAAAGATACCCATTTTCATCACGCAAAAGGTGTTCTATTTTAGTGCCTGCTAATAATAATCCACTACTCGTATCAGTATTAATTCTGCGAATAAATCTACTCCCAGGTATGCCATTTAGAGCTACTTTTATATCAATAGGATTATTAAAAAACGGGTTGACACCAGAATTAGTAACTCGATCCATAGCGGAGAACAACTGATTCAAGTAATCATTCTTGGCCCATATAACAGCGCTCCGATCAAACGATGAAGCAGGATCAATAGCATAACTCAGATAAGCTGCATGATCACGATTTGAATTATGTCTTGGCGGTTCAACTTTGGTAACTACACCATGTCTCTCTAACGCTTTCACATAAGGATAATACACTATCTCAGTTTTAGGTGATGAACGAACTTGATCACAGGAACCGAAAACACTCATATCTAGATTAACTCTTTTGAGATTGGTTAGTGTCCCATCTGGTTGGGTGACAACGCAGTCTTCTGAGGGTAGAAAATTCACGCAATCTCTAGGATGGAGATAAGGGTTAATCACCATTTGATCATCATCATTCTTGATCATCTTCATACTAGGTAATACTTCTTTGTACACGAATTCCTTTCTTGATTCATAAAGACCTTCAGGTTTCATAATATCTTTATCTGGATAATCGTCTCTACCGAATGCTAAGG